TAAAAAACCTATTATACCTAAAGTAATAATAAAAGAATCACCTAAACTTAAATCTAATGACTACACAGGTAGATTTATAGATAAGAAGGGAGATGTTGCATACGATAGTGCTTCTGATTTCTTAGCTCATATGTTTGGTACTCCTAAGAAAAGAGCAATGCCTAAAAAATCTGCAAGAATATTCGGTGGTACAGGTGACAAACTAAAAAGAAAAGATGCAGATACTAAAGGTGCAGGTAAGGGTGTAAAGTTTAAGGCATTTAAGTCAGGCACTAAGGATAAGACAATAGGTAAACCTATTTCATATAAAAAAGCTTTGGAGGATAAATATAAAAATAAGTCAAAGATTTATGGAATGATATATACACCTACTGGTCAAAAATCTAAAAGAAAAAGAACTATGGTTGAAAAGATTTTTGGTGGAGGTCCTAATGAAAACTATAACAGAAAAATAAATGAAGCTAAAAAAGTAGGAAAAAAATTAGCAGGATATGAAATGTTTAAAGAGCATCCTGAATTAATGAAAAGAGCTAGAAAAGAAGATACAACTAAAAAATCAGGTGGTAGTTTATCTTCTGATAAGTATGTAGCTAAACAAATTAGAGGTTGGGGTAAAGCTAGAAAACCTAAAGGATAAAAATGACTAAAGAAAAAAAATGTGATACTTGTGAGTGCTACGAATGTGATTGTGAAGAATGTAATTGTGATTGTCATGAAGAGGAGGTACAAGGAGTACCTATATAAATGATTGAGTTTGTGCTTGTGTTTATGATGGGATTAAGAGTAGTAGACCAGACACAAACTTTTCAAGATATTAATAGATGTTTATATTTTTCAGAGAGATTACACAATCAACCTTCTATACCTCAAAAGGAAGGACCTAACCTACAGATAACTGCATACTGCAAACCTATAAGGAAAAAGTAATGGACCCAGTAACTATATCACTTGCAGTTGGAGTAGCATCTAAAGCATTTAGTGCAATTAAACAAGGTTTTGCTGTAGGCAGAGACTTAGAGCAGATGTCAGGAGACATTAGCAGATGGATGGGAGCAGTTTCAGATGTTGATAATGCAGAGAAACAAGCAAAAAATCCGGGAGTGTTTGGCAAAGTCTTTGGTAGTGGAAGTATTGAAACTACTGCACTACAGGCTTATGCAGCCAAGAAGAAACTTGAGGAACAAAGATACGAACTCAAGATGTTTTTAAATATGACTCATGGACCACAAGCCTATGATGAACTTTTAGAAATGGAAGGTAAGATACGTAAACAAAGACAAGCTACTATTTATAAGCAACAGCAGATACGAAAGCAAATAGGTGAAGGTATAGGATGGTTATTTCTTGTACTTGTAATAGGTGGATTTTTATTATTATTAACAAGTATATTTGTAAGTAAGGCAGAAGCATTTGCAGACACCCAACCTAAAACTTTTATTTTCAGAGAAGAACTAGAATGACACCATGTAGAGGTATATGTAAATTAGTAAATGATGTATGTGTAGGGTGTTATAGAACTATAGAACAAATAAAAGAAGCTTATAAAGTATTACCTAAAAATTAAAATGATTTGTAAGTAATTACTATGTTTGGTATAATAGGAACTAATATGACATTATATAAAAGAATACCATCTGGAGGAATTGAATATCGTGGCAAGAAATTTGCAGGATTTAATAAACCTAAAAAATCTGATAGACCCGGTAAAAAAGGTATGGTCTTGGCTAAAGAAGGAGATAAGGTTAAGCTTATTCATTTTGGAGATTCGTCTATGGGTCATAACTACTCTCCTACAGCTAGAGCAAGTTTTAAAGCTCGTCATGGAAAAAATATTGCTAAAGGAAAAATGTCTGCAGCTTATTGGGCAAATAAAAAATTATGGACTGCAGGAGGTAGCAAAAAGTCTCCTCCAAAAAATCAAAAACATAAAAAATTGGGTAGTGCATAATGTCTATTACAAGAGCAAGCATAAGATTTCAAGTTACCAAACCAAACAAAAAAATAAAAAAAATCAACTTGAACTCTTTGAAGAAAAAAAAGCAACTGAAAATTGGTATAGGTGGCTCTATAAAAACAAATAAAAGAGGTAGAGCATAATGAGTACATCAGGTACATATACATTTTCTATGGACATAGATGAAGTAATTCAAGAAGCTTCTGAAATGATTGGTGGAGAACAGACATTAGGACATGAGCCTAAATCAGCAAGACGTTCCATAAATTTATTATTACAAGATTGGCAGAATAGAGGAGTAATGCTTTGGACAGCAGAAACTTCTGTATTTGATGTATCAGTTAGTACAACAGCATATGACTTAGCTAGTTCTAGTATAGATATTTTAGAAGCAGTTGTCAATAGAGATGATACAGATATACAACTAGAACGTATATCAATGCAAGAATATTTAAAAATACCTTCTAAAGGACAGACAGGTAGACCAACTCAATTTGCTGTTAGAAATGGTAGGGATAATCCTACTGTATATCTATGGCCCATTCCTGAAAACTCTACAGATAAAGTTAAAGTTGAATTAATTAGATACATACAAGATGTAAATAAATCAGCAGTACAAACAGCAGACATATCTAGAAAATTTTTACCTTGTCTTACAGCAGGTCTAGCTTATCATATGGGATTAAAAAGACCGGGAGTAGACTTAGCACGTATTAATTTAATTAAAGCAGAGTATGAAGAAAGATTAAGCAGAGCTTTAGATGAAGATAGAGAAAGAGTTAGTTTATATTTAAGACCTAAGTTAAATATTTATTAATGGTAAACAGAAATAAAATTTATGGTATATGTGACGTTTGTGGTTTTAGATATAATTTAAGTGAGCTAGTTAAAAATAGTTTTGGATTAATGGTATGTCCAACTGATAACGATGGAAGATACGATTTAAAAAATCATCCTCAAAATAAAACTAAAGGTGGGGTTGATAGTGAAAATGTCAAGTTTCATAGACGATCACCAATGCCACCAACAAATGTGACTGTTACAGATTGGTTACCTAATTAATGGCAAGAGCAAAAAATTTAATAGTTGAATGTGACGTTTGTGGGTTTGAATATAAACGACCTTCTATGAAATTAAATAGCTATGGAATGTTAGTTTGCCCTGAAGACTATGAAGGACAGTATGATTTAAAAAATCATCCTCAAAATAGATCACCTGTTTTACGTGAAACAAATTTTATTAGAGATGTAAGACCTGAAAATAATAATGACAGAAATGTATTATGGGAAAATGCTTCTACTAATTGGGAAGACACTAATAATTATTGGAATACAATATGACAACTTTTACTGGTAAGACCATTGCTAATACCTATAAAGATTTATTACAAATAAGTAATAATAATGCAGGTATAGATACGACTCTAAGAAATATTTCTGATGGGGAAGGAACTTCTTCACCTTTACAATTATCAAATGATACCATTAATTTAACAGGTACAATAAAACTTCAAGGTACAACTCTTACAGCTAATGTATCAGCTTTAAATAATATGGCTGACATTACAGGAGCTACAGGTTTAATAGCTGTTAATAGTGGAACAGCTTATGGTAGAACAATAGTTGTTACAGAACCTTTAAGTATAGGTAATGCTAATGGAACAGCAGGTAATCCTACAATAGGTTTAGCTACAACTGGAATAACATCAGCTACTTATGGACCTTTAGGTAAGTTTAATATAGATGGATATGGCAGAGTTATAAGTGTTAGTGTAGCTACTACAGTATCAGCTAACTCTTTTATTGGTGGTGTATTTGATGGTTCTTCTTTAACAATAGAAAATAATACTACAATAGGTAATGATTTAATTGTAAAAGGTTCTACTAACATGAAAGCTGTTAGTGCTACTGATATTACTTTTAATAATGGAACAGCTACAACAAAAATAACATCACCTATTGTTACTGCTACTACAATTAATACAACTAATTTAAATGTTGCAGTGGCTAGTATAACTGATTTAACTGCTGCTAATTTAACATTTACTGCTGCATCTATAGCTGAATTAAATGCAACTAACTTTTTTGCTGTAAGTGCTAATGCAACTAGATTATTTAAAAATGGAGCAGACGTAGCTACAAGTGCTACTGTTGCTGCTTTATCAACCACTATGGCTACTAGCATAGGAAACAGAACATCAGCTATTACAGCTTTATCAGCTACTATGGCTACAAGTATTGCTAATAGAACAACTGCTATAGCAACTAACGTAGCTGCCATAACATCTATTAATACAGTTGTAACAAATTTATCAGCTACTATGGCTACAAGCATAGCTAATCGTACAGCAGCTATAACTTCTATAAATGCTATCATAGGTGATGGAGGTAACTATGCTACATCAGCAGAGCTTCATGCAGTATCTGTATTAACTAAAACAAATTTAAATGCCATAACATCTATAAATACAGTAGTGGGTAATCTATCAGCTACTATGGCAACTTCAATAGCTAATAGAACAACTGCTATAGCAACAAATACTGCAGCTATAACTTCTATTAATACAGTAGTAGCAGGAGTATCTGTATTAACAAAAACAAATCTAGATGCTATTACAAGTATTAATACAGTAGTAGCAGGAGTATCAGCATTAACTAAAACTAACTTAGATGCTGTAACAAGTATTAATACAGTTGTTACTAATCTTTCAGCTACTATGGCAACTAGTATATCTAACAGAACAGCAGCTATAACATCTATAAATACAGTTGTTACAAACTTATCAGCTACTATGGCTACAAGTATTAACAATCGAACTACAGCTATAGCAACTAACACAGCAGCCATAACAAGTATTAACACAGTTGTTGCAGCAGTTTCTGTATTAACAAAAACTAACTTAGATGCTGTAACAAGTATTAATACAGTTGTAGGTAATTTATCTGCAACAATGGCAACATCTATTGCTAATAACTCACCTATACCATTTGCTATTGCATTAGGTTAAGTTATACAGTATAATATATTAAGAAATAAGGGAATATTATGGCAAATAATTTTAAGGTATCAGTAGTAGCAGGAGTAGGTACATCACCTGTGCAAGCTTATCTTTGTCCTGCAAGTCGAGAAACTACAATAATAGGTTTAAGTTTAGCAAATATATCAACATCACAAATAACTGTTGATGCAGTATTAAGTATAGGTGATGCAGGAAATGGTGTAGCAAGATTAATTAAAGCTGCTCCTATACCTGTTGGTTCAAGTTTAATTGTAGTTGGAGGAGATCAAAAATTAGTTTTAAATGATGCAGATCATGTAATGATTACATCAAGTTTAGCTAGTTCAGTAGATGTGGTTACGAGTTATTTGGAGATTTCTTAATGGCTTTTTTAGGTAATCAACCTGCAGCTCAATTTACAACTATACCTACTGTTCAAAGATTTAATGGCACTGGATCAGCTACTGAATTTACATTAGATAGAACTGTAGCTAGTGTTCAATCTATAATGGTTTCAGTAGATGGTGTTATTCAAGATACATCTTCTTATACTATTCCTGATGGAGTTACTCTTACTTTTAGTTCTGCTCCTAGTTCAGGAACAGGAAATATATTTATAAATTATTTAGGTTTAGTTTTAGGTACAGTTACTCATCCTTCAACAAGTTCTTTAAGTGCAACAAGTGGTACGTTTAGTACAACTCTTGCTGTAACAGGAGAAACCACACTAGCCACTCATCTTAACATGGGTGATAGTGACATTATAAAACTTGGTGATGGTGCTGACTTACAGATTTTCCACGATGGTAGTAATAGTTATATAAAAGATGTAGGAACTGGAAACTTAATTCTTGCTTGTCAAGATTTTTCACTCACGAATCCAGCTGTTGGTGAGAATATGATAACTGCTGTTGTAGATGGTGCAGTAACACTTTATTACGACAATAGTGCTAAGATTGCCACGACTTCAACTGGTGTTACATCAACAGGAACTTATGTTGGAACATCAGCAGGATCAGCTTCTGCACCAAACTTTGCAATAACATCTGGTGCTTTAGGTGCTAATGGAATGTTTGTACCTTCTGCAAATACACTTGGTTTTGGCTCTGGTGGTACAGAACGTATGAGAATACACTCTAACGGAGTTGTATCTGCTTCAGCAGGGGTTGCTCTAGGTGTAGGCACAGCAAATACTTCATCAAATGTTCTTAACGATTATGAGCAAGGAACTTGGACTGCAACTTTAACAGGAAGTACATCAAACCCATCTACAGCAGTTACAGTAGTAGGAACATATACAAAAATAGGCAATATGTGTTATGCACAATTTCAATTAAGTAATGTAAATAGCACAGGTGCTGCAGGAGGAGCAAGAATTACTGGATTACCTTTTACAGCTAGTGGTTCTCAAGCAACTGGAAACGTAATGACTTATGTACGTTTTACATTGGGTACTGGTTCTACAAATATATCTCCATATGTTTCAGGAACACAAATAGCTTTTTATCAATCAACTTCTAATGGTGGTTGGAGTGAGATAACACATAATGCTGGAACTGGTGCTTATCTATCAGCATCTGTATTTTACAAAACTACTTAGGAGTTAAAAATGGCAATAACAAAAACAACAGAAATAGCAAAAGTAGAAGTAGTCCAAAATTGGGTTATACAAGTAGCAATAGACACAGTTATTTTAGAAGATGATGTGGAAATATCAAGGTCAAGACATAGAACTAGTATAGTTCCTTTTTCTTCTTTAGTTGATGCAGATGGAGTATGGACACATACAGCTACAGATATAAGTAATGAAGAAGCAAGTGTACAAGCAGTAGCAAATGCTATATGGACTGAGACAGTTAAAAATAATTATAAAGTATG